ACATGATATTATAGTTATTAGTAAAACAGGTAAAATAGGTGAGATTTATGAAATACAAAATCTTAGAATAGCTTTACCTAAAGAAGAAAAACCTCATGAATTTGAGAATAAAACTTGGACTAAAACTGAATATCCCAAAGCTTTAAGTAGAATAAAAACTGTATTTCATTGGAGAGAATATCCAGAAGATTTTAAAGAAAAATGGTTTAAATATATTGATGAAGAATTTAAAAAACGTGAAGATGGTTTTTGGTTTTATAATCAAGGTAAACCTACTTATCTTACTGGCACTCACTATATGTACTTGCAGTGGAGTAAGATTGATGTTGGGCCACCAGATTTTAGAGAAGCCAATAGATTATTCTTTATATTCTGGGAAGCTTGTAAAGCAGACTCAAGATGCTATGGAATGTGTTACCTTAAAAACCGTAGATCAGGATTCTCTTTTATGGCCTCAGGGGAGGTTGTAAACTTAGCCACTTTAGCAAGTGATTCCAGATATGGAATATTATCCAAAACCGGTCCAGATGCTAAAAAGATGTTTACAGATAAGGTTGTACCAATTTCAGTTAACTATCCTTTCTTTTTTAAACCGATTCAAGATGGTATGGATCGACCTAAAACAGAACTAGCATATAGAGTTCCAGCTTCTAAATTTACTAGAAGAAAAATAGAAATGGGGATGGAGGCCGCGCAACTTCAAGGGTTAGATACAACAATTGATTGGAAAAATACTGGTGATAATAGTTATGATGGTGAAAAATTAAAACTACTAGTACATGATGAAAGTGGAAAATGGGAAAGACCAACTAATATTTTAAATAATTGGCGAGTTACTAAAACTACACTAAGATTAGGTAGTAGAATTATTGGTAAATGCATGATGGGTAGTACATCAAATGCTTTAGATAAAGGGGGTAGAAACTTTAAAAAATTATATGATAACTCAAATGTTAAAAACAGAAACCGCAATGGACAAACTAGCTCAGGATTATATTCTTTGTTCATACCTATGGAATGGAATTACGAAGGATACATTGATGCTAATGGGATGCCTGTCTTTGACACCCCGGCTACCGAAGTTAAAGGTCCACAAGGAGGATTTATCAGTTTGGGAGTCGTCGAATATTGGGAAAACGAAGTTGATGGATTAAAAAACGATCAAGACGCTTTAAATGAATTTTATAGACAATTTCCAAGAACTACTAAGCATGCTTTTAGGGATGAATCTAAATCTTCTTTATTTAATTTAACGAAGATATATCAACAAATAGATTTTAACGAAGACTCGAATAATAGATCAGCTGTAACACAAGGGAATTTTTTATGGGATCATGGGATAAAAGATTCAAGAGTAATTTTTGCTCCTAATAATCAAGGCAGATTTTATATTACATGGGTACCTGATAGGGCTTTACAAAATAGATATATAGAAAAAAATGGTATTAAATATCCTGGTAATGAACACATGGGAGCATTTGGATGTGACCCTTATGATATATCAGGAACAGTAGATAAAAGAGGGTCTAATGGATCTTTACATGGGTTAACAAAATTTAGTATGGAAGAAGCTCCTGCAGATCATTTTTTCCTAGAATATATAGCAAGACCTCAGACTGCAGAAATATTTTTTGAAGATGTATTAATGGCTTGTATATTTTATGGAATGCCAATACTATGTGAAAATAATAAACCTAGACTTTTATATCATTTTAAAAGAAGAGGTTATAGAGGGTTTGCAATGAATAGACCTGATAAGTTTTGGAATAAATTATCAGTAACAGAAAAAGAAATAGGTGGGATACCAAACTCAAGCGAAGATATTAAACAAGCACATGCTGCTGCTATTGAATCTTATATAGAAAATTCTATTGGATTTAATGGCGATGATTACGGGGATATGTATTTCCAAAGAACATTAGAAGATTGGGCGGCTTTTGATATAAATAACAGGACTAGTCATGATGCTTCTATAAGTTCTGGACTTGCTATAATGGCCTGTAATAAAAACAGATATGCTCCAGTAAGTAGAAGAAAGCGTCAACCAATTGATTTAGGGATAAAAAAATATGATAACAAAGGGACATTGTCAAAAATAATTAAATAAATGAATACATACGCAAATCCAAATAGCGCATTTCCGAGCCAAACAGTGCCAGATGCTGAAAAAGCTTCCATTGAGTATGGTAGAAAAGTTGCACAAGCTATTGAAGGTGAATGGTGGCAACAAGGGGGCAATGGTACTAGATTTGCTACTTCTTATAATAGATTTCATTCTTTACGTTTATATGCACGTGGAGAGCAATCAGTCCAAAAATATAAAGATGAACTTGCTATTAATGGTGATATGTCTTATCTTAATTTAGATTGGAAACCTGTACCGGTTATTTCTAAATTTGTAGATATAGTAGCTAATGGTATGAATAATAAAGTTTATGAAATAAAAGCTTTTGCCCAAGATCCTATATCATTAAAGAAAAGAACTGATTATGCTAGTGCTATTATTCATGATATGATGGCAAAACCTTATTTAGATAAAGTAAATAAAACTTTAGGAATTAATCAATTTCAAAGTGCAGATCCTGCTAATTTACCGGAAAATCAAGAAGAACTTGATCTTCATATGCAGTTAAGCTATAAGCAAAGTATTGAAATTGCTGAAGAAGAAGTAATTAATAATACTTTAGAAAAGAATAGATTTGATAATATAAAGAAAAGATTTAATTATGATTTAGTAACTTTAGGTATAGGATGTGCTAAAACAAGTTGGAATAAAGCTAATGGAGTTACTTTAGACTATGTAGATCCTGCGAATTTAATATATTCTTACACAGAAGATCCGCATTTTGAAGATATATATTATGTTGGAGAAGTAAAAAGTTTAACTATTCCTGAAATAGCTAAACAATTCCCCCATTTAACTGAAGATCAATTAGAAAAAATCCAACAAACAAGAGGGTATAATAACCAACAATTATATGGTTGGCAAACTTATGATAGGAATACTATACAAATTATGTTTTTTGAATATAAAACATATAATACACAAGTATTTAAAATAAAAGAAACAGATACGGGATTAGAAAAAGCTTTAGTAAAAACAGATGAATTTAATCCTCCTAAGAGTGATAAATTTAATAAAGTTAGTAGGAAGATAGAGGTGCTTTATAAAGGAGTTAAAGTCCTAGGTAATAATGAATTAATTCAATGGGAATTAGCCCAGAATATGACAAGACCTATGGCCGATACTACTAAGGTAGAAATGAGTTATACTCTTTGTGCCCCTCGAATGTATAAAGGACGTATTGATTCTATTGTTAGTAGAATTACAGGGTTTGCTGATATGATTCAAATAACTCATTTAAAATTACAACAAGTTATATCACGATTAGTACCAGATGGTGTGTTTTTAGATATGGATGGTTTAGCAGAAGTTGATTTAGGTAATGGTACTAATTATAACCCAGCTGAAGCATTAAATATGTATTTTCAAACAGGTTCGATAGTGGGTAGATCTTTAACTCAAGAAGGAGATATGAATCCTGGTAAAGTTCCTATTCAAGAACTTGCTACATCAAGTGGCCAAGGTAAAGTACAAAGCTTAATTCAAACTTATCAATATTATTTACAATTAATAAGAGATGTGACCGGGCTTAATGAAGCAAGAGATGGTAGTATGCCAGAACAAGATACATTAGTTGGTTTACAAAAAATGGCTGTTAACGCTTCTAATACTGCAACTAGACACGTAATGCAAGCTAGTTTATGGTTAACAATGAGGACTTGTGAAAATATTTCATTAAAAATCGCAGATTCTTTACAATATCCATTAACTTTAAATTCTCTTAAAAGCTCAGTATCTACTTATAATGTAGGCACATTAGCAGAAATACAAAATTTACCTTTACATGATTTTGGTATTTATTTAGTATTAGAACCAGAAGAAGAGGATAAGGCTTTACTTGAACAAAATATTCAAATGGCTCTTCAGCAAGGTGGCATTGATTTAGAAGATGCTATCGATATTAGAGAAATTGCGAATCTTAAATTAGCTAATGATGTTTTAAAACAAAAACGTAAAGAAAAACAAAAAGCACAACAAGAGCATGAAAAACAAGTTGCTCAAGCAGCTGAGCAAGCTAAAGTTGCGGCAGATCAAGCAAGAGCAGAAGCTGAGATGCAAAAACAACAAGCTCTAGTATCATCTAATGTTCAATTTGAACAAGCTAAGGCACAAATTGAAATACAAAAATTACAAGAGCAAGCACAAATAAAAGCTCAAGAAATGCAATTACAACACCAATTTGATTTAGAATTAAAACAAATGGAGGTGCAAGCAATGAAAGAAAAAGAATCTTTAATTGAAGATCGTAAAGATAAAAGAACTCAAATGGAAGGCACACAGCAAAGTGAAATGATTGATCAAAGGAACAATGATTTAATGCCTATAGATTTTGAACAACAACAAAGTATGTAAATACTTATTAATTAATTTTATATTATTATATTATGTCAGAAACAAAAACAAATGCTGAAGTAACCAAAGAGGTTAAATCAGAAGGTGGGGATATGAAAATTAAATCCAAACCTAAACAATTTAAAACAACAGAAGATAAACCTTTTAAAGTTGATCTATCTAAAGTAGATACTTCATTAGAAGCAAATGCTAAAGTAGAAGAACCTATAAAAGTTGATCTTAATAAAACAGAAGACGATGCCATTCCTATCGGAGGATCAAAGGAAATACCTGTGGGCGAACGAACCAGAGATAGCGAGGGAATGGACGGAGAAATACGGCCCGGGGATACAAAGGAAGACGTCCAAGTACAAGAACCCGAATCGCCTATTGTCGAAGTTGAAGAAAATGAAGTA